TGCTCTGTGTATTCGGTGACTGTATCACCTTCCAGCATGGTAGACCACGTGCGTTTCCGCACGCTGTCTATGTCCCACCCAATGAACGACTGAACAGTGTTCTTTGGATCGGTTAGGTAAATCATCACGGAAAAACATTTTCCGAATTCCCTTTGTTTCTCAATTATGGCGAAGTTCATCGTATAAATTCTCCTGTTCTTTGTATCCACCATCTTCGCAGAAATAAAAGTATTCATTCCTCCATAGTTTTGGTTTAGGCTGGCTTGAGTATACTTTTTTATCTTCGTCGAAATTAACTCCTCCTATTTGCAGCATGGTTTCGATACTCCAGCCCTTGCTTTCTTTCGGGCTTGCGCTGAAATATCCTTGAAATTCAACGTCTGATTTTGTTTTGTTCAACCAAGCCATTAGTGTAGGTTTGTACAGTTTGTGCCCAAGATGAATTTCCGCTTGATATTCAGGCCCTTCTGAATAATCCCGTTCCATTGCGTCAGGATGTAGCCACGGTATATTTAGTTGAGCAAGATATCCGTGCGTTTTGGGGTCTTTGTATTTTGAGACAGCATCCAAAGCCTGCTTTCGCCATACCGTAAACTCCTCGCAATTTATGTATTCAGGATACAATTGTTTTTCCATTGGCGCTGGTACCCTGACGTAAACCTGCGGCATAAATACTTCTTCGTCCCCATGCATATACATACATTTGGACAGGTGTTTGTTTTTCCAATACCACTCTTTATCTTTTATTTCATCCCTTCCATCAGAGTCCCAGTATGGGTTTTCCATATGCCTTTTTTTCTCTGGCTCTTCGTCGTAGAAATCCGTACACAGTATAAAACTAGGCGCTAACCACATATTTATTGGCCCTCCTTGAGCCAATCAGGTGTTTGTCTGTCTTTGTAGGTGAATTCTAGGCCACGTGTACGCCATTCGTCACGTTTGGCCAGCAGATAATTGCGATATGCCACCGTAGCATCCTCATTCTTAAACTCATCTGGCATTGCCTGAGCGAATGGTGTGCGTTCACGGCTCTCAGTAAGCCCGCTAGGGCCACGTAAGATGTAAGGGTATAGGGTGGCATAGGATTTGTGATTAGCCTTACCACGGTTCACACGTTGCGAATTAAGGGCTTGATACAGATCGACTAACCAGTAATAATTAGCGGTGTTATCGCCTGCCCACAGGGTGCATGGGTGTTTGGGATGGGTCAATTTGTACATGTTGGGGAATGTCTCACCGTAGCGATGCCAGACTGAGCACAGCATCTGCGCAGATTCTAAGATCATTTTGGCTTCATGTCTGTCGCAATGTTGCGACGCACAAATTACAGGGTCATAGTCAGTTACAAATATATTCATGTCATTCTCCAATGTAATGCTTTATGTCTCCGTAAAGTAGTGAGTCTGGGTCGATCACACTGCGTATGATTTCCAGACACTCCTCTTTTGAGCATCTGATTCTAACCTTGTGGGTGAAAGTCGCAGTGGTTTCGCAATGCTCATTGGTGCATGAGTAAAACGAATCTATAAAGCGACCATCGCAATCCACCGTTTCGCTTGATTCGTCCGACCCCCAGATCATGTTTGAGCCACAGTGTATGCATTCAGTCATTATTTTACCTCCCGTAAATGAGACTCAAGAGCCGACAAAGCGATCAGTGAGCGCAACATTAACTCATCTTTGCACACTTTATCGTCTTTCTGGCTGAGTTTGTAAATCTCAGACAATTGAGACTGAACATCTTTGATTTCTTTAGTCATTATAGATTCACTCCTGTGATTAGAAATATCAAACCGTGGCCGATGGATAAACCAACAGCGGCCACAGCGCCCATGCCTGCTGTATGCAAAATAATCGTTTTATACATGAGCACCGTGCGCCGGCGCTGTCGTTCCTCTCTTAAAGTCATTATCACTTGCCCTCATATTTGGCCCGCATTTCTGCGGTTATTTCAACGTCTACGACAGGCGCAGCCTGCGCAGCCTTTGACCGGTCAAAATACCGCTGTTTGACCTTTGCGGGAAACTTAGCCACTGGGGCTGTTTTTCCGCCAAATTGATATTTTACGCTTCGAAAATTGGACATGTTTACTCTCCCGCTATGGTTGAAATTTCGTTCTGGTGCAGTTCTACCGCCTCAGCATTAAACGTCTTTAGGTACTTATTGATATGTTTTGACGTGGTTACACTCCATTTTTTATCGGTCTTGAACACCTGCAGAGCGCCGTCAACAATGCGGCGACCGGCTACCGGCGTGTCGTATGAATAAAGGACTTCCGTGCCACTGGCAAAAGATACCACGGTTTCATTATTTCCAATGCGATTTAATTGCATGATTTGATTTCCTGTCTTGGTTGATACGGCTAAACAGGGCAAATGCCCTGCTTAACCCTAGCAACGTCACTCCATCAGCGCACAGTCCACGGTCTATACTGTGATGGTCAGTTGGTCGGTACCGCCACATCGGCCAGTCTGAGGAACCCCTGATCGTAGCCGGTACAGATGCCCGCCGTGGCTAGGCCCGCCGTGATCAGGTCTGAGATTGAACGCAATTACAGACCGCCGAAAGAATCGGGCTGCCGGTGGTCCGCTGGCTATGTCCTCCAGTTATGGGAGGGACCCTGTACCGCTAGGGCTGACCACAGCGGGCCGACAGCAAGAGAGAATATAGGCCCTAGAGCAGAAATACTCACTACCCCAAAAGGGATATTTTATATATCTCTAAAGAGATATCTCTAATTGGATATAACCGGTCCTACCTATAGCCTCTCATCTCTCTCTATATTTCCATCGTGTCTGTCGCAAATTAAAAACCATGAAGACAGTAAGGGAATTGACCGTTACCTTATACGCACTAAAATGATGCATCGTTGCCCTATAATAATGCATAAAGATCCTATATTCTGCGGTCCATTAAATAAATTTTTTTTATAAAAAGATGCAACCTGCCCCCTCTCTCACACCCTCCAAACCATCGAGATATACCCTAGACATTGTGTGGTTTTATTTCATTACAAAAAATGTGGTATATAAGAGGTACCCCACCCCCATTCGGTTGGTTGTATTATATATATATCCTATCCATACACCGGAGGGGTAAAAAAACGTTCCGGGTATACACACTTTGTTTTAAAAATCATTCACTGAAGAGGTATAAATATATGATAATAAATGGAAAACTCAGTATTTCCTTATCAAGTGTAGGATTTGTTAATATAAACCTTGTATTAAAATGTAAGGTTTATATTATTTTAAAACTAAAATCCCTTTTTTGTAGGGATTTTAGTTTTAAAATATAAACATAATGTTTTAATTTCCCGATTACGGGAGGCGGGGATTTTTCCTGTACACAAGTGAAGGATCAAAAAGAGCGGCGCAGAAGAAGACTGCAAAGAAAGAAACAAGAGAGCAGGCCCTTAAGGGAGGCAAAAAAGTCTAACCCATATAAAAGAGAAAAGGTTAGGCTCTGGGATGATTAATTATGGCTATATCAAACTACACAGAACTCAAGGCTGCGGTTGCTAACTGGCTAGATCGTGATGATTTGACCGAACGCATTCCAGAGTTTATTGAGCTTGCTGAGAGCAGATTCAATAGAGTTCTCCGTATACGTGCTATGGAATCTAAGCAAACGGCAAATACTGTTGCAGGACAACAGAACCTTGCGCTTCCTGCAAGGTATATCTCTATGAGAAATTTGCAGATCAATACCACACCTGTGACCGCTATGCAGTATGTGACTCCAGAGATGTTTGACAGACTTTATGGCGGAAGAGGTGGAAGTGGGACTCCAAAGTTCTACACGATATTGGCAGATGAGTTACAACTCGGCCCAACACCATCCGCTGTACAACAGATTGAGATGTTGTTTTACCAAAAATTTGAGTCACTTTCAGATGCTGTTAGCACAAACTGGATGCTGACAAATGCTCCAGATGTGTATCTTTACGGAGCGCTTCTGGAGGCTGAACCTTTTATAATGAATGACCAGCGTGTAAATCTTTGGCTTTCATCTTTTGACAGGGCTATAATGGATCTGCAAAATCAAGACGACAAAGATAGGCATTCTGGTTCCGCTTTGAGGGTTAGTTCAGCAGTTGGAACGCCGTGACGGCTCCTATTACATGGGCGGAAGCCACATCTCCAATATACTGGAGTAATATAGGAATTAACTGGAACTCCCCTGCTAAGGGTGAGTCTCCATCTTTTGCTGTAGATGCTGGATATACGACAGGCGGCGCAT